CAGAACTAAATGACCCAGATTGGCTAATACTTACTCGACCCATATTTGGTCCTCCTTAAAGTGTTTAAAGTGTTATAAGGTTTAAAAAGTGTTTTAAGTTTTCCTTATACCTTAATATACACCAAATTGATGCATTTGGTAAACCATTCTATAAGAAATTATCTAATTTCTTTGCGAGCGATGTTTTAATAGCCCGGACTGAAGCGCGTGTTACGCCAATTTCTCTAGCTACTTCCGCATCTGTCATTACTGAACCATTCTTAACAATGCACTCAATATAGGCGTACTGATTGTCCGTCAGCGGTAACGTAGGTAAAGAATTAGCGATGTCAATAGCCGACCAATCTTCGTTCACGGCATGGTTATAAAATGCACTGAAATTATCTTCTTCCTCGTTAGGAGTACCGCTTTCCCATTGTACGTCCAAGAACCAATCTCTTTGCACAGAAGTAACCTTTAAAGCCCGGTACTCATTCCGCATTGTATTGTTCATTAGACGAGTGACATAGGTTGCAAAGTTTGCTCCGGAAGTAGGATTAAAAGTATTCAGGGCTTTGTCCAAGGTAGTCCATACAAAGCTATCCACGTCCTGTCGAGAAAAGCTAAAATATTTCTGTCCGATTTTGTGTAGCATGCCTGAATAACGTCGGTACATGATAGCCAAAGCTCCATTAGGATCCACGGCGTACAAAGAAAGACAGTCAGTGTCAGAGACGGAGCCTACACATTCGACAGTATCGTTGACGAATTTGGAGGCTATTCTAGTTGTAAGGGTGTTCATTGTTTATTCTCCTGCAAGAATTGTTTTTATAATACTATTATATATTATCGTGTAATAAATTACAAGACCAAATCGTCAAAATTTATTAAATTTGGACAATCATTAATGTCCCACTTGTTTTCCCAGAACTCTTGCGGATAGTTTAAGAAGTAAATAACCTTGCTAGTTTTAAGTCTATTTCTAATTTTCCTAGAAGCAGTATCACCCGCATTATCGGGGTCTAGTGCTAATACGATTGTACGGAAGGGCATTTTCTTTAGAAGTTCGAATTGATTTCCTCCACCAACTCCCATCAGTGCTACCGCAGGGATCCCAAGCGTCCAAAGTGTTAAACAGTTGATAGCAGATTCAGTGACGTATAATTTCGAACTATCTTTGAACCTGTCTCTATATTTCAATACTTCGTAAGCACCGTAAAGAAATTCAGTTTTAGGATCACTCTCTCCGTACTGGTGAAATTTCTGTCCTACACTACGTCGGTTGAAGAATACTGTATTTCCGTCCATGTCTCTAACAGGCATAGTAATACAATCGTTCAACTTGTCGTAACCGATATCAAAAAGTTCAATAATCTCGTCAGTCAGTTTACGTTCGTACATATACGGGTGAATCCATCTGTACTTCTCTAGCTCTTCCTCTGGAATAATATTGTAAGACCGTTTATTAGTTGCGGACTTACGATTGAATCCTAAATCTAATAAAGGTCTTACCTGTTCTTCCCCGGAAGCAAAGTTACGCTTCAGCCATTGGTTCCCGTAAAAGCCTCCGTCACTCTTATTGAATAGGTCACTAATAAACTCGTTCAGCTTTCCGGTATACCCGCAAGTGAAGCAGTGAACGGTTCCTGCTTCGATAACACGTCCACCTGAGTAGGCTACGTCCCTGCTCATACCGCAAGACGGATGACGCTCCATCCCATTTCCGTGAAATGGACAAGAGAATTGCATGTTCGAACCTAAGCTCTTAGTACGCCTAAAAAGAGTTTGACCGTAATCGTGTTCAAGTTCGAAGGTAAGTTTTTGAATAATTTGTTCACAAGTTGCGTCGATGTATAATCCGTTGACTTTCAAAATGCTTCAACTCCTTCCCTACTTACTTGTTTTTGAAGACGGTTCGAAGAACTACGGGCTTTCAATGTAACTGGACTAGCATTGTCTTCCGTGTCGTCATCGTTTTTGAAGCCTATAAGCGTATAGGTTCCCGTTGTAACGTCCCACATGTACTCAATGGTCTTGTTATCTTCTCCGTACCGATTTTTCACTACGGACAATCTTAGGATCCCGTTAGCCTCGTCCCGTTGCATTGTTATAACTCGACTAGCGTTTTGACCTACGGCGTCACTCTCTGCGATATGTTCTAGTTGAATGGTATCGTTAGTACCGTCCTTCGCTGCACGTCCAGCCTGAACATTTAACACAATAGGGATCCCATACTTCGCGGATAGCTTGTAGAGGTCCATGGTAATATTAGCGTACTGAATACGCTTTTGTTCACGACTAGGCACGGACTCGTTCATAAGGGATAACTGGTCAATACCAACCACTTTAGGCTTGTATTTTTGGATCATACTGTCTAATAAAGCTGGCGTCATGTTACGTCCTCCAATCATCATCGGCGTTACGACGACAAGAGGGGTTTCACTTCCTTGCATTAGTTCAATATGGTCTTCGTACTTTTGGAGCTCCTTATCGTTCCAAACGCCTTTGGTAATCGAATTGATACTGACGTTCGATAGTAAGGTATCTATACGAGATCCTACCTGCATTTCACTCATTTCGCCGGAGTATAGTAGTACAGACTGACCATTTTTCCAAGCGCTAGCCATCATCTTATCCAATGTCCAAGACTTACCTTGTCCAGGACGTCCTACAATGACTATCAACTCTTCACCCGGTAACATCCCACCTAAAACATCGTCCAAGAGTTCGAACCCTGTCGGTACTCCTAGCAAGTCTCCAGCTTTTTCCGCAATGTCCATCGCCCAATTAAAACGGTCATAGGCGCCTTTGGTCAAGTCAATACCGCCGACGAACTTGGATTGCTGGATCAGTTTTTCGAGTTTAGGTAAAATGTTCGAAACTGCTATACTCGAGTCCGTTTGCATGTCCTCGGCGGCCTGCGTCAGTATAGGAACAAGGGCATCATATAAATGCTCTTCCCTAATCTTGTCGACAAGGTACTGATCACTCTCTAAAATGTTCAGTAACTCAAATCCGGGAAATTGTTCGAGGATTGTTTCATCGTCAGGGACATTTCCGTATTCTTTAAAATGGTCAATAATGAACTGATACTCCGGCCCGTAATCACTGAAGTATTCACTTGTGATCCCGTTATTGTTCAGTAACGCAAGGCTCTTATCTTGTAGAACCTTATTCAGTACCTGTAGTTGAATCATTGTTCACTTTACCCCCTAATCTATGTCCCTGCGCATCATACAATGGATAGAATTTATGTCCAGGACTATCTCCCAGCCATGCTCCCGTATCATCCAAGGTAATGTAGTAGGGACGTACATTAGGATCCACCTTCGCAGTCTTAGGGCTACCTAATAAGTAACCAATCGACAAGCCGATTGCTAAACAAGCAACGGCGCCAATAATTTTTACAATCGTATCATCGTTCAAACGCTTTTTGTAATTCCAAATCATAGAGACCTCTCTTTTCGTAAGTGTACGCAAAATCTAATAATCTTTTGTCGTACTGTTCAATTTCCTGTCTTGTTAGTAGTAAACTATCAATTAAGTGAATTGATTCAATAGGCTTCAATAAGCAACATTTAACAACCTGTCCACGAACATTTCGATAGATCATTGGAACACGGTTGACGTCTAATACTAGGTACCGTTCATCTGGATTCATTTTTAGCTACCTCCTTAGGTGTATATCCTCGAACATTTGAAGCGCCGAACTCGATTACGGTAGCCATGTCGTAGATCCTACTATATAACCTTTCTCCTAATACGTCCTTAATTTGCACATCATTGTAATTGGTTGTATAGATAGTAGCAAGATTATTGTCTACACGATAGTTCACTAAATCATAAAAGTGATTATAGGATACCTGCGTCAGGCGCCCTGAACCAATTTCGTCAATGACTAATAGTTCACAATTTTTAAGGCGGTTCAAGTAGTCAAAAAATTCGACGCTAGTTTCGAAGTATCCAAAATCGCCGAAGATTTCTAACATGGAAGAACTGACGCAGAAAACTCCCTTAGTCACTAATCTTCCATCAAGCGCAGTTTCGGCGATATAACGTTGTAACAACCTTATCGCCCAACTTGTTTTCCCATTACCAACAATAGGGCTAGTGATTACAATGTTCAACCCCTTTTGAACATTTTCAACGACGTTCGACCTATAATCCTCCAACCACTTCCAAGCCTCGCGGTCAATGTTCCTAGGAACTAATTTTTGAGGTTCGAAGTATTTTTTCGGTAAGCCCGATTCAGCTAATAACTGTCGAACCTTTTTCTTCCATATTTCATTTACATCCATTGTTCATCCTTCCTAAATAGTTCAGTTCGCCCTTAATTTTTTTTTTACTTTTTATTAGTTATTTTTAGTCCTATATAGTTCAGTGTATATAATATGGACCGAAGGGGGAAAGAATATCTAGCTTGCTAAGCTGCTCTAAAGCAGCTGTAAAAATGACTTTGTAAAAAAGTCTTTTTTACTAGATATACACCAAATTTCAGCATTTTGTAAACCAGTTCGAAAAAGATCTATAATTTGTCTATATTTTCCTAAGAAAAATTAGTAAAATCCTGAGAATTTTGGTTTACCGTCTAATAATTCCTCAATTAGCCAGGTTCTTTTGAATACGGACAAGGTAATTGGGTTAGGGACATGCGGACAGACTTTGTTGATACTTTTTTCGATACTAATGTATAAAAAGTAACTTACTTCGATCCAACTGTCGGCGCTTAGGTAATCCCGTAGCTTTTTCATTGTGTTTTGAAAATTGAACCAATTATAGTCAATGCAATCCTGTTTGAACCGAAAACGGTACTGAACTAAAAAGAAGTGGCTAACTTGCTTTAGTGTTATTTCTTCGAATTGTTTTTCATTTAGGTAGTTAGCTAGTTGATTACCGACGAACAGATAATCCTGGTCTCGTTGCGGTAAGGAACTAGCCGACTTCCCAAACAGTCCTCTAGTCGTACTTTTAATTTCCTTTAAAATTAGACTAGAATTTTGCGTGTCCATTGTACGCGATTTTATGCGCTCTCTGCTCATGTAATTCTCCTCGTAGTGTTATACCATGACTTCCACGTTAAACGCGAAAATAGGTACGAAATATTAAGAATTTTTGCGGGGTTTAGAGGACTTCTTCTTGGACTTCTTAAACCGCAGCGTATAGGACACGGATTCCACGATAGCAGGCTTCACCACGTCAGCGTCAAGTTGTTTGTTATAGATCAAGTCCTCTAATAAATCTTCATTGATTGTCGGCTTCATTACAATAAGATTTTGAAGAGCTTCTTTGTCTTTACCTTTTGCGTCCTTGATTAAATCTTGGATAATGCTAATGAGCATAGTCTCGTCCATGGATGACTTAGTTGTTGAGGAGCAAGTGACTTGCCAGCCGTCGGCTTCTGCGGACTCGATGTCTTCGGTAAGCATGTACTGTTTGATCAGTTCCTTGTCATTTTTAACGGCCTTGTTGAGGATCCCTAGTTCGTAGTTATTTTGCGCAAGTTCCGGAAGTAGCTCAAGGAACTCTTTTTCAGTTTTAATTTCACTCATTAGATTTTCTCCTTCATTAGTTCATTAAGGTCTGTATCTACGACCTCTTCCATTGCTTGTTTAAACTCTTTTCGTTCTTTAGCGATTTGCTGACGTTCTCCCCACATGTGCTGCCGATTGTAGAATGCTAAATCACCCGGCATTAGGGAGTCTCTAAACTTGATCAGTTTAGCTACACCTTCTTCGCTCCAGTAACGTGTCCGCTTTTGGTCTAAATCATTTCGAAATTTAGGTAGCACGAACGGAAAATGAATATTATTTTCCTTTGCGTACTCTGCGGCGCCGTACCATACGCGAGAGATAGTCGTTTGACTACGCTCCACCATTTTGCATACTTCCGAAATTCGGTAGTATTTAACTCCATCAATTACTTTCATTCAGTAACCTCCGTATCTTCTTACATTGTTCCGGACTTGGTAGTTTGTCCAGTTGAATGAACCTTTTCAGTTCCTTTTGGTTGCAATCTAAATGGCTACAAAGTTCTTCCTTTGTATACCTATCTTGTAAGGAAGGAAGAGCTAAACAATGATCGATAGGTGTCCAAGACTTGTCACAACTTTCAATCTTGCGTTTAGTGTCCTTCCTTAGTTCGTTATATCGTTTTCTAAAAGCCATATCTTCTCCTATTTCCGTAGCAGTATATCAAGGACGTTCGACAATTTATTTCGAAGAGGTTTACCGTCGACAATATAGTCGGCTAGTTCTCCCTTACTTGCTACAATGTCTTCGATCGTCTCGTCCATCGTGTCTTTGCAAACCAGCGTGATAATGGACACGGTAGAAGTTGCACCAATGCGGTGAGCTCGATCCTCTGCCTGATCCTTCTCCCCTTTTGTCCAAGGACTATCCAGGAAAATAACGGTCGTCGCCTTAGTTAGGGTGAACCCTGTTCCTAATGCTCCAATAGTACCACAGATAATAGCTGGGCGTTTGTCGTTTGTAAATTGTTCAATGACTTCGAACTTATCGCTTATCCA